TGTCGTCTCACTCGACCCCATGCTAAACATGCAATGATAAACGCCGCACATGCTGCCAGTAACCCAATGAGCGATATCGCAGTTAATACTACGAGTCCAAAAGTAATTTCAACCATTTTCAACTCCTTATTAACTACTAGAATAACTGACCTTGTGCCAATTGTTCTTTATGTAACTCGTATGCCTTAAGTTCAAGAGTATCTACAGTACGAGTACGACCATCGTAAAAGTGGTTGTGACATTGACCTTTTGTGTCTACTTCAGTCCACGAGGGATCACTCACTACTTTGAACATCCAAGTGCCATCAGTAGCGGGACCGACTACCAAGTAAGTTAAACCCTTTTCTTTGCCACCAAAAGTTGTATACAATACACGATGACGAGTTTTTACAAGAGTTCTAAGTTCTGTGCTGATTCTCATGATCTTTTCTTTTTCTACTGTTTAACTACTATAACTACAGTATAGACGAAAAGAGATTTGTTGTCAAATTTGAAATATTGAGAATATCTCAGTGTTGCATAAAAACAACACTAAGATTTACTCAGTAAAAAGCGTATTATATGTGGAATTTACTACTTTTTTGACTTTGGGAATGATGATATCTGGCTGTGGGATATAATTCAATACAGCGATTTCTGTACCACGACTATTTTTCTTATAATTTTCTTGTTTATGACCACGAGTACTAGACCAACGAAATACATCTTGACTATGCCAATGATATTGATCTTTGGGATACCATTGTTCTAATTCTGGAAAATCATAATAACTTAAACACCATTTACCTTGAGCGTTTTTAAGTGTATCAGCCAATTCTAAATGTTTTGTATCTGGGAATTCTGCCGTATATAAATATTCTTTCTTAAAATATGGTGGATCAACATAAAAGAATGTAGTTGGACTATCATATTTTTTAATCAAGTCAATACAATCCATGTTTTCTACTTGTGTAACACCAGTTAATCTATCAGTATAAGTTTTATTTGTTAACTTATCTTTTATAGTATCATATTTGCTACCATACTTTCCATTACTGGCAGTATCACAAAAATAACTATTAGTATTCAGACCAAGTGTTGTACCACTAAAGATTTGAGTTTGAAGATAAAGATATTTTGCAGCCAATACAACATCACCAAGAATTACAGTTGATGAATTTCCAAATATATCTTGTTGAAATTGTTTATATAATGTTGGATCGCTTTTGGAATAACTTTCTAATTCTTGTAATAATTGTATATGTTTGGATCTAAAACATTCATGAATATTGGCAATAAAGATATTAAAATCGTTATATACTCTAGTTGAACATTGTAAGATTCTTTTACTACGAATACCAACCCATCCAGCCCCACCAAATACTTCTACGAATGTAGTCATTCCAGAAACTGGAAATAATGGATCTAACCATTTAACATGATTGGCTTTACCGCCGATATATGGGAACAAAGATATCTCCTAAGTATACTTAATTAAATAATAGTATACTATATATTGTACATTATGTCAATATTATTTGGATAGTTATTTGATGCCTTGTTCTCTTTTGGCGGCTCTAACAATATCACCCACGTCCCACATATGAGGGAATGTGCCACCTTCTTTGAATCCAACATTGATTTTTACTAATTGTTCGCCTTCTTCACTTTCAATAATTAGATTACACGATACAATATCTGGACTATCTGGAATATCATATCTAATATTGAATCCGGATTTCAACTGTTGATATAGTTGCCCAAACTCTTTACTGGTTCTACTACTAACCGGAATCATTCTTTGACGTTCAGTTCCGACCAATAGATATACATCATCCGCACCATCTAGTCCCAAACGTTGTAGAATTCTTTCGTTGATTGCGGCTTTATCACGACCATAAAAATCATTAAACATTCTGCCAAATAATAGATCGCGCATCTTTTGATATCCACGATTAGCGGTAACAAATTCATTTGCAGTTTTTCTATAATTTGGATCGTTCTTTTTCTTAAGATCGTTTTTTATAACAAGCCATTGATCGGTAATAGCCAGAACTTCTTCAACTTCTTGAGTATATTCTGGATGATCTTTTAAAAATGATTTAACAGCTTTCTTACCAGTTCCAGGATCATTTTTACCTGTTAGAACAGTAACTAGATAACTAGCAAAAGTACTATTATAAACATTAACACCGCCTGAATTTTTATATAATTTCAGACTGGCCTTGATCATGTCTTGAGTTTCTTCGGTACCTTTCTTTTTGATTTTGATCAAAATATCTTCTTTACCAGCACCCATAGATGAGATTCCAGTCAAGACAATATCAACATCAATCAATTTAAGATCATGAGAGGATATAATTTCGTCCCATAATTTTTTAGCCATGATTTCTGAACCATCTTCGGCTCGTTGAAGTTCAGATTGAATTGTTGCTAATGGTTTCTTGAATTTTTCTGCATTATCCAAGATAAGATTTTTATAGTTTTCAGCATGTCTTTTCAACCCACCTTCAATTGACGGATTGATATTTACACCATTGTGTTCAAAAGCATATGCAAGTTTCCATGCCACGCTGAATTCATTGAAGTAACCAATCATTGCGGTCAAGTCAAATTTATCTCTAGTGGCCTTAGGTTTTGGTGGTTTTGTTTTTGGATCAGGAGGAAGTGAATTTGATTGATTCACTGGTGTCGTTGATTCTGTTGATTCTCTAAGAGAGTTAAGTCCCATAGCAGTCGCTAAATTAATTTCCACTTGTTGACCAAATCCTATACGTTTAATAATTTTTCCAACCCAGTCAAATATTTTCTGAGCACTGGTTCTAGTCCAATTGATAATACCTTCGTGTAAGAGTTCGTTGATTTTCATAATATAGTATTTATTCAAATTCAAACAAATTCGTATCAGCTAGATTTATCTTTGATTTAGTTATTATATCAGATTTTAAATCTGGTGTATAGTTTAATATCAATACTTCTACTCGTTTTGTTCTGACACCTTTAGCCTTTTTACCATCTTTTCTCACAGCACCATCAACCTTGGTTAATCCATTGTTACTATATGTAACTTGTTCATGCCAGTAAAATTTGTCTCTTGGCATGATATCTTCAAGTTCTTTGAAATAGTAATAACTTAGAGCAAACTTACCCTTCATAGTACTCATTTGAGTCAATAATTCAATATGATCATCACGACCAAAACTGTTCTTAGTATAGTAATCTTCTAAATTAAAGTACGGTGGATCAACATAAAAGAAAGCATCTGAACTGTCATATTTTCTGATAACATCACGACAATCCATGTTTTCAGTTTGTAATACTGCCAATTTGTCCAGATACTTTTTCTGTTCAAACTTCTCAGCGTAGGTAAAAAACTTAGGCTTGTATTTGGGATTATGATAGATGTTACTACGTTCATGAATACCCATACCACCACTGAAAATTTGAGTTTGAAGCAACATATACTTGGCTGCTAGATCATAGTCAGGAATAGCAAATTGAGTGTTATATACAGAAAATACATCATCACGATATTGTGTGAACATTTTGGCATCACCCACATCTTTATAATAACTTTGCAATACTTTATGATAATGTTTTGGATCTGTTGCTGAGCACTGAAATACATTAACCAAATGTCTATTAAAGTCATTGTATACGTTTGTTTGTACAGAAGTTTTAGCACTTTGCCAATACATCCACATTGCCCCACCAAATACTTCTACATAAGTAGAAAAATCAGTTGGGAACAATGGGTCAATCCATTTACTATGTTGTTTCTTGCCACCGATATACGGGAACATCATTGATCCTTAAATTGAGAAATCTTCCATACCAGCAGTTTTTAATCTAACCAGATGGCCCATCATAAAGTTTTTACTTTCTAATGCTTTCATAATACCAAGCCATTTGTTACGTAGTAAAGCAACTTCATTACATAATGTTTCCATGTCAATAATGTCTGATTCTCCATCTACATAACGCTCAGCATCACGACTAGTTAATGCTCTATTGTAAGCCTCTAGAAATTTTTTAAATGTCTGACTACGTAATTTTCTAAGTTGAATGTTTAAATAATTAAGAACTGCTTCAATTTCTTGAAGTTGATTGAATCGTTGTTCTGTAATTCCTGGTAAATATGCTATACTCTTTTCTATACTACCCTTGATATGAGTATCAAATTTTGCCTGATTTAATTCAGTTTCATAATGAGAAATAAAATCAGGCAAGTTTGCTAAGTTTTGAGTAATCTTAGTATACCAATTCATACTCACCAGTCTTCATCATCTTCATCAGATTCATCGTCATAAAAATCAGATTGATCTTCATTCAATTCATCTTCTTCACTATCAGACCAATCTTCAGAATCCATATAATATTTTAATGCATCAATAATATCACCCTCACCACGAAATGCTTTACGAATTTCATCTGGGCCAATATCATGATCAATCAACAGAGAAATGACATTATCCGCAACAACTGAACGATCACTACTAATGATGCTTTCTTTAACTGCCGACCACATTTCGGCTACTAATGTTAAACTCATTCTTCAATCTCCTCCTCAATAATTGTATTTATAACCTGATCTTGTTTACCAAATTCATCCATTACTAAATCCATAATACCATTTTCATTCTTAGACCATTCTTTACGAAAGTATTTGTGAACTTCACCATTAAGATCAGTATAAGTATAACGATTACCTTCTTTCTTAATCATACTACGTTTTTCAATAAGATCAAAGAAACCACTATATGGATTCATACCAGTTTCATAAGGAATCTGAATTTGAATATCTTCAAATGGTTTGGCATAACGAGTTTTCATAATTTTACATCCGGCACGAATACCAAGAACATCAGTAACTTTATTACCAGCCTCATCTTCTTTTAGTTTGAGTTTTTTCATTGCCACTACAATTGAACTGGCATATACGAAACCACTACCACCACTGATCTTTGGATCGGGACTATATGGATCTTGTGATTCATAACTATGATTAGTACAAATCATACCTACATTCAAACTACCAAACATGTTAACACAATTGGTTACCAATGATTTAAGAGCTTTAGGTTTGTGACCCATATCACCCTTCATTTCACCACCTTGAAATTGATTAACTTGAACTGGTGTCATTAACATACCCAATGAATCAACTACAAATAATACTTTTGGTCTATCTTCTGGTTCCAATGCTTTATAATCTTTCATGAATACAGCTATTGTTTTAGCCACATCATCAACCATAGCCATGTTTAATTTCAATAGTTTTTCTTCACTAGTATCAACACCTAATGCCAATAACCAACTTTCGTCAAGTGCATTTTCACTATCAATTAATACAACATAGATTCCTTGAGCTTGAGCATTTTTAATAACATTTCCACTACAGATATATGATTTACCGGCACCACTTTCACCAGCAAATACAGTAACTTTACCAAGAGGAATACCCTTGTTAAAGTCACCACTAATCAAATAGTTTAATGCATAATTGCCAGTACTGATCCAATCTGTTGGATCATGAAATCCAATACTCATACCTTCAATTGACTTTGTAATATCTTTTCTAAACTTTGATAGATCAAAGGGTTTTTTCATTATGTTCCTTTATGTAATTGCTTACCATTAGTATACGGTGAAAAGCTTTCTGTGTCAAGTAGTTCCGGACAAGAATTAGCCATTCGTTCAAGATCATAATCGGTTGGATAATGTCTTAGTACACCACGTGCTCGTTCTCTAACGATACCAGGAACTCTAGGAGTTTTTCCAGGATCGCATAATTCTTCTAATAATTTTTTACTGTACTTTAAAGCGCGAAATCGCTCATCAGGTAAAGTCATGATTGTTCTCCAGATAAGTAGTACCCAGATTTCTCTGGGTACGTGACCTAATTAATTAGGCAGGCTTGTTCTGACGACTACGAATCAATGCTAAAATATCATTGGCATTAGATTTGGCCGGAGTTGTGACAGGAACTTTAATCTCTTCAGTTGTTGAGGCTGGTTCATCGTCCCATGGAGGAGTTGAATTAGTGGTAGCTACTGGCGTTGCATTAGCAAATGGTTCATCACTAACTGAGTCAGTTGATTCAGTTGATTGATTCGCTGGAGCAGCAACTTCCAAACCCCATGGCTTGTAATATGCAGCCCACTTATCAGCATCATATGGACGACCATCTACTGAGGCTTCAAACATATCCTTGATGATACGAAGTTCGCTTTCGCTTGGTTTCTTTGGCAAGAATTCTTTAAGATTAAACAAACCAAATGTATCAATAGCTGCCATTTCTACTTCAGTCAACGGTGTTTCTTTACGAGCAAATGTTGAAGTTGAATAATCAGCATATTCACCTTTAGCACCCTTGATGATATTGAAATTCAAACCACGCTGATAATCAGTTGGCAATTCTTCAATCTCTGGGTTCATCATTGCCGCTTTAATAACAGAAAACAATTGTGGTGTAACAACAAAACGACGAATTGGATTCTCAGGTGGAGTATCTTCTGTTTTTGGATTACCTGTGTTCAATAATGGGTTTGTCTTAACAAAACCTTGAAACAGATATGTACGCTTTTTCCAATATTTATTGGCAATATCTTTAAGTGAATCGTCTTTGTACCATGTACGAACTTCTGCCAAGATTGGACAGTTTTCGCCATACATTTCCATACAAGGAACTTTAACTGTATATTGTTTATCATCTGAAGTTCCTTTGACACCTTGAAATGTCAAATTGATAACTGCCTTTTCAATCCAAAAGAATGAATTGGTTGTATCAGCATCCGGAAGAAGACGAACTTGAGAAGTTTCACCTGTTTTAATGTTCCAGAAGGGATATAAGGCTTGATCGCCTGATGATTTGGTTGTAGTGGTTTGACTACGATTATCTTGTGCCTGCAATTTGGCACGAATGTCTGCTAAACTCATTGTATTTTCCTTTATGTTTAAGTGTAGTATTAACTAAGTTTTAAGTGTTGTAATCAGAGGATTCTGATGGCGACTTATATATATTATAAACAACTAATATCTATTTGTCAAGAGTATTTATCATTTATAGGACAAATGTATTATTTTAAATATCCATCAGTAAAATTTGATGAATTAAAATGAATTCTATTTGTATGTTGTGATGAATGATTTTCATCTTTTGCAAATATACCTACAAAATCATTCCAAATATCGGTAATTTTAATACCTATAAATGATTCTAATAATACACAATTGTACCCTGATCTTTTACCCCAGTTTTGAAGAGCTAATCCACTATCTGGGAAAAATCTCCAACAATCAACAGGAAACCTATGAACCTGTCCATTTGATGGTACATTTATATATAATAATCCAGTTGGTTTAAGTATTCTTAATGATTCATTGAATATCAACCAAAAAAATTCTGAATGTTCAAAACATGAACTACTTACAATAACATCAACAGATTCATTTTCAAAAGGTAAAGAATATGGATCAGTGATTACAATATCAACTCCATTTCCCTTAACAAAATCTACTCCTATATATTTGTTATTTGGTGGTGCCACTGATCTTAAACTACCATTTACATCTTGAGATCCTATATCAACTATAGTTAAATCTTTAGTATTTTTAAGATAAGTATCAAAAAATTTACCACCGTATTCCATTGCAGTATCATGCATATTTAAATTATCCTTTAACAATTATTGACTTATCCGTAAACGGATCTGGCCAATCTACTCGTGCGGATGAAAGACCGTTATATCTAAAATCACTAACGCTTTCAGTTGGTATCTTATTCCATATAAGATCAGGTCTTTCTTTAATATCAGGGTCAACATGATAGGCAACAAGACCAGTAAAAAATCGTACAGAATAAATTAAAGAAAATAAATCTACAATTTTTTGATTTTGTACAATCGGAAATTCACCAGGAAAAAAGTGATCGTTTTTTATAAGTAAAGAATCAGTAGAATCCTTAACATATTCCAAAAAACTATGTTCTCTATGTGCTGAAAATTCTTTTAGAAAACTTGTTACTGTATCTTCAACAGCAATTATACATTTATTTTTTGCAGCCTTAAGAGCCTCTGATACAGTTACAATTTGTTGAAAAGATTGATGACCACCATCGTCAAGTAATACATCAAAATTACCTATACTATTGAATGTGGTTTTCCAAAATTCAGGATCACCTTGATCACCAATATATATCTCAAAACCATATTGTTCCCATTTTTTTGCAGCAGGATTTAAATCAATACCAATAATTCTGGCATTATCACCTAACCACTTTCTCCACATGAATAATGATCCACCATTGAAAACCCCAGTTTCAATAAAAGTACAATTAGTACCTCGTAAATGCTTAAATAATTCAGCATAAATTTTAAAGTAATTTGTTACTTTAAATGATGATTCCTGAGATTGAAGAAAACATTGTAATAATTCTTGTTCATCATCATGATGATCCATGTAAAAATCCCTATTAACAGTGTTATTTTACACGATTAATAGGGAGTAATCAATACTTATTGGATACATTAATAATTTATTTTCTATGATCCAAAAATCTTTGCATTGTAGCCATTTCTTTATGATATCTTCTAATATCATCTTCAGTTGGTTGTTGTTGAAGACTAGTTGGAGTTCCTGGAATAGCACTTGGTGATCCCATACCGGCACCACCAAACTCTGGATTATCAGCTTCATCCAATCCTTTATCTACTGGGAATCCCATACGTTCGGCAGCCAATTGCATATAATGTTCTACTTCACCATCATCTAAAGCATTTGGCATTGCTGATCTCCAAAGTTTAAACTTTTGTTCATAAGTAGCATCTGGATTTTTTAAGATTTCTCTCATTGGAGTGGCACGTGGCCCTTCCTCATTTGAATATTGATCGCCAGTTTCTTGACGACTAATGATATTCAATTTATCAAAGTTGAATATAATATTCCCTTCTCTTTTAGTTGGTTGACCATTATACTTGAGTAAATATTGAAATTCATTCTTCTGATCTGCACCTACTACTACAACAGCATTCTTATAACCATCTTTATTAAGTTCATGTAATACATCTATCAAGTTTTTAGAACTTTGAAATGATGATGAATGTTGAGGAAATACTGTACGATAGATATCTAATTTTTCATCTGGCATTAATGGATCATCTTTACCAGTAGTTTCACTAACAATAAAATATGGATCGGCATTTATTTTTTTAGCCATAGTGAATACGGCATTTGCCAAATACATATGACCTTTATGACCCATACCACGACCCCAACCAACTACACATGTGTCACTATCACCGATTTTCTGAATGTTTTCTTTTAGAGCCGCTTTGGCACTTTTAGCAAGTTTAGGGTCAGTTTTTACTTCACTTTTTTTTGCCAAACCAACTCTACCCTGTGCTCTGTTAGCAGCAGTGAATCCACCACGCTTAACAAATTTTAAGGGTTGACTACCACCAGTTGGATCACTTACAAGTCCTTCTCCACTTTTTGCTCCACCAGGCAATTCTGCTCTAATATGAACATCTTTAAGTGTTGGTTCTTCTACTTGATCAACGATAGCATCTTTTACATTCATAATGCCACGAACTAATTTGAATGTAGCACTAAGACCAGCGCCACCATTTTTAATCATATCAATGGCTATCTGTCTACGACCCTTTGTAAATATAGGATCTGTTTCTGCCCATTGAGCCATGTTACCGCCAAGATTTTCTAATCCACCTGGATGATCTACTTGACTGTTAACATATTTATATATTGATGCTCTCCATTGTTTTGTGGCTGTCGCTGGATCTGCAAAAGTTGCAATCCATTCTGGAGTTGGTGTAACAAAACCTTCAATAGCACTAGCATTACTAGTTAGAAAACTGTATAATTTATTGATTGCACTAGTTGGAATTTGTGCTTGAACCATTGAATACTTTGGTGGTAATATAATAACATCTTTACTACCAACACCTTGAATAAGTTGTGTTAAATTTTCAGTTCTTCTTTGTCCACCTAAACCAGGCAATTGATCAAAATAAGCTGTAATAGCTGATGCTGAAGTACTTTGAGCGATACGTTGTCCTAATGGACTATTTTGATCTACATGATAGATAACAGTATTTGGTTTAAAGTAATATTCACCCTTGTCATTAAGTTCAGGTCTTGTTTTATATAATAAACCACCCTCTAAGAATCCACGAAAATCTTTTGGTGTGGCTGCATCATATATACCATGTAACTCAGCCATACTATTTACAAATATCATTCTATCTTGACTAACTTCACCTTTACTACGTCCAATATAACTACGTTTTACATCTTCTGGACTAGCATTGAATTCTTTATGAAACTTATCACCTAAATGAAAACGACCTTGTTCATCACGACCAAAAATGATAGCTGGACTTCCGTCCCATTTGATCTCTAGATGACTACTATCTTTAGCAATACTCGCCAGCCTGTCTATGGCTCTCTTGGCGCCTGTCGGACCATAAATGTATACTAAATCTTCAATGTGTTGAAATTCACGACCAACATCCTCTACTTTATCTTCCATCAAAGTAGGATCAATTAATTCAGATACTTCTTGTCCGATAATTCTTGTTAATTGTTGTTCAAATAGTTTCAAATAATTCATTTTAAATTCCACTTAGACGCTTAATATGATCCAACAAACTCATTGCCTCTTTAACAGGCGGTGGTGGCGGAATATTATTTTGTACTGGTGCAGCAGGTTCTTTCGGTTGTTCAGCCGGAGGTTCTGCAGGTTCTTCTGGTTCCGGAATCACTGGTTCTTCATCAGTTGATTGTACTTTATCTAATATCTCATCGTATTCACGACCTAATTGTTCTGACATCCAAGCTATGATAATTGGACGAGCATCTCTATTAGAATCAAGTGAAGCCGCTTTCATTAATCTAGCATTCAAACCATCTTTTTCTAAGATACCTGATAATTCACCAATTGCGTTTGACGCATCTGGACCAAGTGGAATAATATCACTATCATTACCAAGTAAATCAATCAATTCTTCTTTTTGTAATGGTTGATTTGGAATTAATGCCTCTCCAATTAGATTATCTGCCCATGCTTCAAACATAGAAGCTTCATTTGTTTCTGTTATAGTTAAGTTTAAACGACTTAAAATAGGCAATGCCGATTCAATACGAGTATCTAATGTATTAGTTCTAAACAATTCAGTTAAATTACTAGTATCACCATCTTCCATAATAGTTGGCTGCCAACTTTCAAAATAGTTATTATATCCACGAGTACTTTGTAAACGTTTTAATGATTCTCTTAAACTTTGATAGTGATTAGCGGCTTCTGTAACAATACGTTGTACACTTTCATTAAATTGTCCAGATTTTGTGGCTCTTACAAATCCACCTAGTTTCTTAACATCTTGAACCATTTCACTGATATGACTCCAACGTTGATCGTTATATTGTCCACCTTCTGCCAAATGTCTAGCAAATACACGACCAATTGATGGTTTAGTTGAAGGTACCAATACACGTTCACCCATTTCATTTTCTAAAAAGATACGCTCAACATAACGATATCTGGCATCTGTTTCACCTAATGTCTTATTATGTTTAATAATCATTTTAATAGTTGGTGGGCCATTATCACTATAACTTGTATGTTTGTTACCGTAATATCCTTCAGCAATATTTTTTCTGTGTTGTCTTACTTTCATATCATCATCCAATTTACTCATATCTTTAAGTTTTTTCTTCAATCCATGAGTAATAGCAAAATGACCCATTTGATCAATAAACTTAACCCAACCAGTATTTTCATCTGATGAACGTGTCACAGATGTGTTGAAATAAATTATTAAAAATCTTGAATCATCAACAGTAATAGTAACAGTACCATAACTCTTTTCGCCACTTTCAAACTTAAATTGAAATGCTTCTGCTTCTTCTGGAATAGGAACTTGTTGACCGGCACTATCATACATAGTGACAGAGTATCCACGACCACGTAATAGATCGTATAATTCAATATTGACTGATTCAGTACTTTTTGGCATAGTGATTTCTCTAATATCTATTATTTATCATAAATCTGTTAGCCTATTATGGCAAAAAATGGCATAGGTTCTATAACATCATTATGATCTCTGATGTGTTTGTTAATATCTAAATGATATTGTTGTAAATGTTGAAACATTCTAACAACTAATATAGTAGACATAACCAAATCATCTGTTTCTCCCTGTTTGGCAGCATAACTACCACCACTAGCAACAAATGTTTTTAATTCACTGATTAACCCACTACTAAAAACTTTCATTTTATTAGTTTCTATTAAGTTTTTTAATTTAGAACAAGCTTCTAATTTAGATTTTTGAGCAGTTGTAAATCCACGACGATATCTTCTAGAAGAACCTATCTTCTTTGGTTCACTAATCATTGAACCTTTAATGTTATCTTCACCAAATTCACTTAATGAAATTAAAGCTGCTTCACCTATTGTATTATTTTCTAATGAATAATACAATCTATCTACACGACCAGTTTCTTCTGCAATTTGATTATTAATATCGGCTAATATCTTAATTTGTTCTGGAATAGTAGTTCTATTATGTGTCCATTCTGCTACTTGATCACCTGTATCAGCTTCAAATACTTGAATTGCCGCTGGATCACCACCAGTACCTAAACTTGGATCTAATGCTACTACGTATATATGTTCTTTCAGTGGTTTTTTAAACCAACGAATTTGTCCAGTTTTATATTTTGGTTCTCTTGAGTCTAATTCCATTAATTTCATACTATCTATTAATGTTTCTTCGTCAATGATAAACTCTAGACCATGTTCTCGTCTAAATCGTTCTTCACCAATCTTACCAATTTCTTCTTCTTTCCATTTTTCATCACGATCTGGGTGTTCCCACCATTCTGCTCTAAATGGACTAAATCCATTGACACCAACTTGGGTGACATTACCAAAAGCATCTATCTTTTTATTAGCCTGTTTCCAAATATTGGCGAATTGATCTTCATCACTGTTTGGTGTACTTGTTATTATACATTTACCACCAGTGCTTAGTGTGGGTGATATTGAAGTCCAGAATTCTTTAGCTATTGATGGTCTTACAAATGCAAACTCGTCAAGATACAATAGTGATAGTGACATACCACGACCAGTTTTTTCAGTAGTGGCTCTGGCTACAATACGACTTTTATTTTCAAAGTCAATATTACCCTTGTTATATGATTCAACTCCAGCTTTCAACCAAAATGGGCACATTTCATATGCATATCTAATACGATCCATGATTTCTTGTGCACCACTGTATTGATGAGCAGCAATTAGAATAGTTTTATCTGGATGAAACATGGCATACCATAATAAATATCCCGCCGCTGATGTTGTTTTTCCAGTTTGTCGCGGCATCATTGATACTGAGAATCTATTATTATGATAATTGTCAATCAACTTAAGTTGAAAGTCATATGGGTCATATAATAATTGACCTCTAGTAGGATGTTGAATATAAAAGTACGTTCTCATGAAATGTTCATATCCAGTTATAGGATTACAACATTTTACAATTTCTTTTACTTGATCTGGAGTTAATGTAACATTGGCGCCTTTTGATCTAACAAATTTATTATCTTCTGCCATGTTATTCTCCGAACGGATCTTCACCCGTTAATTCTGGTCTTGCATACATTACACGAAACCAACGCGGTGATCCATGTTTAATATTATTTTCTTTTATGAATTGAATTCTTTTACTTTTATCAATAAATTTATCTTCTATTGATTGTTCAGTAAGAGAATCACTTACACCCAATTGTTTTAAGTTTGATTTGAGTGCCGCTAATTCATCATCATATGACGAATTAGAAGTATGTTCTGTTAATTCAGATATACGTTCTTGAATACGCTGTGCGTTTTCTTCTTTTAGTTTTAGAATATCTTCTAATGTTCTGTAAAATTGTGTAGCCATAGTAGAGTATTTAGTTACATAAAGCAAAAACTCTAGATATTATTCTAGAGTTTGTTGTTTAGTATTCTTCTTCAACTACCCATGGATCAAGGATAACTATTGTCCCATTGTTTCGCATCATGAAGTTTTTAGGATTTAGATCAAATGTCCATCCTTTTCTCTCAGATATGCGAGCAAGTTCACCCATAGTTTTGTAAAATAGTTTTAACCCATTTTTTCCATCGGTTTTTTCAAAATGATCGTATAATTCTTTGTTTTTGTCGTATTTTTGAATCATTTGATCAAAACTATCGCCCATTTCCGCATCAGTTGACATATTGTATAAGTTCCATCCCCAAGTTGGTCGTAACTCAGTTAAATACTCTTGACGTATTTGTAAGTAAACGTGATCATTCCAATAGAAGCTTTCAAAGCCGCTGAACTTGGGTAGAAATGGATTACTCTTATGATCGTTACAATACTTAGCCCAAGTAAAAAACATTTTATGATCGTTCGA